AACTTTTGGTGAACGTATATGTATTGAAACAACAACAAGCTATCCAGATGGATTAGCAGAATTTCATACTAAAATATATTTAGATGGAAAACTAATTGCAACAGGTCAAGCCAAACAAACCATGAAAAAAGACAAGGAGTATGAAAAAGTTGCTTCGGTGTCTATTGGTAGAGCCTTAGCAGTTGCAGGTTTTGCAGGAAACGAATTAGCGACTTATGAAGAAATGAAAGACTTTGTATCTCAACAATCTGTAGTACCTCTTAAATCTGTAGAAACCAAACCAACTTCTAATCAAGACGAAGTGGCTAATGATGTAATAGAAAAGTTAGAACAAGCAGCTAAGTATGCCAAAAGTTCTACCGCATTAGAAAAACAAAAAGAATTAATCTTAGGTGAATATAGAATAGAATTAGAAAACATTAAACTTTCTAATGCTACATTATTTGACAAGATTAAAAACAGATACACAACACTCAAACAAGAAAAGGAAATGAACCAACATGGAAGATAAAAAACAAGACTCCATAGCTCTTTGGAAAAATCAAAAGCGAAGAAACGACAGAGATCCTGCTTATACAGGTAGAGGAACTGTTGGTGGCAAAAATGTTCAAGCAGCTGCATGGATTAATACAGAAAAGAAGAATGAAAATTCTCCTGACTTTACTGTTCGTTTATCAGAACCAACTAACAAACCTAAAAGCGAAGAAATACCGTTTTAATGGAATCCGATAATCCTAATCACTATAAAAAAAGTATAGAAACTTGGGATGCTATCATAAGCCAACTATCTCCTGGTGAGGTAGTTGGTTATATGAAAGGTTGTGTTGCAAAACACTTATTTCGTTTTGGAGAAAAAGGCGGTAGGGATATAGATAAATGCTTAATGGATATGAAGAAGTCATTAAAGTACATAGAGAAATGTATTGAGTATTTAGAAAAGATTAAGAGCAAAGGGTTTGACATAAATAATCAAAATGAATCAGGTGTAACTAATTTAATTGTTAAACCAAAAGGAAAGCATGAATAGCAAAGATTATATTTATTTATCTAAAGTTAAGTTTGATGTGTTGAACTACATTAAACAGTTTATTAAAGAACATGAATACTCACCAACCCTTGCAGAAATAGCTAAAAAACTAGGTTTTACAAGAGCAAGAGCAGGTGTCATTGTTATGGAATTATTCCGTTTAGGATTAATTAGCAAAGGAAATTCATCTCATAGAAAAATTAGAATGAACCAAAAACAAGTTGCATTGACATTGAATTTACAATATAACAGGGAATATAAAGTTAATGAGTTTGGAAAATAAAGTTATGAAAGAATTTCACTACACAATGTCTGTGAAATTTACCGATTTCTTCAAAGATGTAGAAAGTGCAGCTTTGAGTGAAAAGCCTAGTAAGGATGCTAGGATAACAGTTCTTAGCCAAAAATTTGATAAAGCTAAGACTAAACTAAATGAGGCAAATGATGATGGAACTAAATCCAAAAATCATCAAGACTCTAAAGGAAAAGCAAAATGAAGAACTTCGTAAAGCATGGAAGTACAAAAGGCTTTTCCAAAAGTGCCAAGCGAAACAACATGAGCTTACACTTAAAATTGAGTCTTTGACGAACTCAGCAGAAACTGTAGCAACTTAAACAGTTTTTTGCTTTACCTACCAAAGGTTGCATAAACCTTATAGGCATTGTTTGCTCAAAAAGAAAGGATGTATAAAATGGATAACTTAAAACTTGACATGGGTAAAAGGATAGCTAGTGCAAGATTTGAAAAAAGAATGACACAAGCTGCTATAGCTAAAGAACTTGGTGTTACTCATCAATGCATACAAAAATATGAAAAGGGTAAGATAGAAATATCTTCTACTAATCTGTTAAAGATTGCCAACCTTTTAGATAAGCCAATAGATTTTTTCTTTCATGCAGATGTAAATACTCTGCCTAGAAAGATAATACAGAATTTTGAAAGTTCATATGATGTCTTTCAAGATACAGTATTAGGTAGTCATGTTCCTATGCTGTTTAATAAAACATCGTAAAAACAATTTGGTTGTTGTGTGTTGTGAGGCGATAGGTTTTTACTCCCCTGTTAGACTTGTCGCCTCATGCTTTATTACAGGCATAAAAAAAGAGCTACCCAATAACCCCATAAGATTATTAGATAGCTCTTGTATTGATTCCCACCACCACCCATAGCACTAAGCTACGACCAATTGGCTATAAAGCCAATCTCAATTCTATTTGAAACCTTTTTTCATCTTTGCATAAGCCTTAGATGAAATAGTGGACTTAGATTTACTCCTGGAAGTTCCTTTTTTCTTTCTTTGGTTTATATTGTACCAAAGACCTTTTTTAGCAATCTTTCCAGATTTAGTTTTGTGATAACCGGATTTCATTTCTTTTTCTTTTTCTCCATGCCTTTTAGTTTTTTCTTACGAACTGTAGCATAGAATATAGGTTTAGCTTTTTTAGCACCATATTGTTTCTTCATGGCACTCATCATCTTTTTACCTTTTGTTGTTAGTGGCACTATTATTTCTCCTCTAAGTTTGGCAATCTTGGTTGTTAGCATTTTTTGTTTTTGCATTGGCATAATTTAATACCAAATACTTTGCACAAAATTTTATGAAATAATTTTTTCATGTTATTTTCCAATCAAAGAAGGACTTCTTTCTTTAGCGGCTTTTTTAGCTTCTTCTAAAGTTTTATGTTTAGATGTTGGATTTATTAAATTTTTATCTAACATTTCTTTTATTTCATTTTGAGAAAGTTTAAAACCATTTTGAATACTTGGAACATTTAACCAACTATCGTTGTACTGTATTGTAATTGATTTTTCGGAAACTTTTTCTCCACTTGGAGTTAAATAAATAGGCTTACCTGCTTTTGATGTTTCTCCTGTAGGTTTTCCTACTTTTTGTTTTCCTTGAAAATATTTTAACTGTTGTTTTGAATCCATAAGTTTATTTCTATTATTAATATTTAGATTTCATTTTCTTTCCAGTTTTCTTAGCATACTTCTTAGCAGCAGCTTTTCCTTTTTTAGAATAAGAAAACTTCTTCTTTCCTACCATTGGCATAATATTTCTCCTGTTGTTGTTCTGTGTCTTTTTTATAGCAATTAAAATGAGCTGACTTTTTGTCTGCAAAAGAAACAAAAGAATCAGTATTCATTAACTGTTTATTACAATGTCTGCAAAGACCAATCAATAATGATTTTATCTTTTTTTTCTTTACCATTTTTAAAAAAGCAAATTTCGTTGTTCCATTAAAAGTAAAATAAATATTTAAAATAATTCAAAAACTTATTCAATCACTTTTTTCATTTCTGACGAACTTGTTACATTCTAGACGATTTTGAAAAAACCAATATGATATAATGTATTTATAAAAAGTTTTTTAACAACTTTTTATGAGCTGTTAAACATTGTGAATAGAAGCACTAGAAAGGATAACGTATGATGAGAGAAACATCAGACAAATGGAATCTAGTTAAGTCTTATGATTTGGCTAATTCTATTTTACCAAAAGAACTTCCTTATATTACTTATGAGGAAGCCAATAAGGCAGCAAAACTTTTAGCTAGAAAATTTGGAAAGTTAAAAGATGCTGCACCTATTAGATATAGAAACTATCCAATTAATATTCGTATCAGAAAATGTTGGATATGTCTATCAGGTGATTCTTCAACTTTAAATAAAGGTTGGAGAAGATTGATACATGATATGGCACATAGGCTTTTTAAATATAGAAACCCTAATTTGCCAGACCATTGTAAGCTACAAGCTGATTTTGAAGCTGATATGGTAACTTATGTTAATCAATCAGGTTGGCTCAATGGTTTATTAAAACCAAAAGTTCAACCAAAAATATCTAATGATGAAAAACGAAATATTAAAATCATTAGATTAAAACAAAACATTTTAAGATGGGAAACCAAAATAAAAAGAGGAAATACCTATCTTAAAAAATATAAAAACAAACTAAAAAGGTTAAGCAATTAACTTTAACAAGTGCTTCTTCACAATGTTAAATTTACCAAGCCTTACAACTCCAATATCTAGCTGATAACTTATTCGTTTCTCCAGAACATTTGTGTCTTGCTCTAAAAGATTTACGTCTAGCTGCGATATGTTTTTTAATCTTCATGTTAGGATCACCAAAGCGAACTAAT